GCTGCTATACATCTCACTGTTTGACTTACCGGCAGTCTCATCTGCTTCTACTAAAGCCCACAGTTCTTCTACCTGTTTGTTTGTAATTGCATGAGCTTCGCCCATCTTGCCAGCATAATCATGTAAGTATCCACCTGTCTGAGTTAAAATTCCGTTTCCGCCCTGCGCAGTTTCTACTAACTCAGCAATTTTCTTCGTAAGCATAACCGTTCCGGCAGTGACCAGTGTAATTGCACCGGCAGTCCCAACTAAAGAGCCCAAAGAAGATGCAAATGTAGCAATGCCGGATGTAGATCCAGCAAGCGCACCATTGGTCAGATTAGAAATATTTCCCGCTAATGCCTGTACTGATTCCTCTGTAATCAGCTTCTTTCCAATAGTGGTAACAAGGAATTTTGCCAGGCTTCCAATGCCCGTTATATCCGCAATCTTTACCGCGATAAACGCCTTACCCAAAAAAGCAGCTATTTTCCCTGCGGTTCCGCTTGCCTCCAAACCATCGAACAAACCACCCAGTGTCCGGGTAATCGCAGTTATTACCTGTTTCAGATGCTTCGCCCAGTTGATCTGCCCCAGCATTTCACCAATTCCCTGGCCCAAAGCCTCCCAGTCTGTTTTTTCTGCCATATCAACCAGTGAACTGCATAAGCTATTCAGGAAAACTTCCAGTTTGCGCCCATTATTCTTCCAGTCAAACTCTGAAATAAAGGTATTAATTCCTCCGGCAATGTTATTTACCAGACCTGTCCAGTCAAATCGCCGGGTAAAGCTGTACAATGTGGTAAATGCTCCATTCAGGCCAGTTGCTAGCGTATCCGCTATCTCACGGAAGGAAATCCTTGAACAGATTCCATTAAGACCATCCGCTATCGCTTTTCCGATTTCCCAAAATGGCAGGTTATGTACCATTCCATTAAAGATATCCCAGGTAATCATAAACCGGTTTGCTATGAGCTGCCCCAGATTATTCCAGTTGACTTCTTTTACTAGTCCGGTAATTCCTTCTGCGAATTTCTTTCCCAGATTTTTCCAGTCTATTCCGGTTATCAACAGATTTAAGGTATTAACAACCGTATTGATTCCCGCACCAACGGTCCTTCCTAATAATTTCCAGTCTACATTGTCAACCAGGCTGTTAAATGTTCGGGTAAAAGCATCGCAGAATTTTGTTATCTTTGGACCGACCTTTTTCCAGCTGATGGCTTCATAGACTTTCTTAAGCCCCTTATTTATTCCACTGGCAATATATTTCCCAAGGCCTTCCCAGTCTTCCGATTTGATTAATTTCTTAATCTTATCCGCAATTCCTTTGATCGAATTAGCAACAGGAACCTTCTTAAACATCTGTGCCGGTGTAGGTGCTGTATACCCTCCGGTATCTCCTATGCCATTTCCATCTGCTGCCGAATCATCATTTTTATTTGATGTATACCGTTGGATCTCATCAAGAGTAGAAAGATATCCTTCTGTTTCTTTATTGGCTTTTTTTGTACTTTTAGCCGCCTGGTTTGTATTTTTTGAAGTCTTTTCCAGTCCTGCCGCATAATCTTCCTGCACTCCAACGGCTTTTACAAAAGTATCCTGTCCGGTTAATGCTGCAACGAACATCCCAACATAAGTGATTGCTCTGGAAATCATATCAATAAATCTTGACATGATCGGAGCTACCACCGTGAGGACAGGTGCAAATGCTGTAGCAAACGAGTTCTTCAGCCTCGTCATGCTGGCCATTAAAGAGGAGATTGCTGAATTGGTACTGTTAGAATACTGTGCCAGATTTTCAAATCCGGTCTTCACGCCATCACTGACAGCACTTATCGCCCGGAATACCCCTGAAAACAGCAACGACATTCCCAACATCCGGGAAAGGCTCATTCTCGACCGATCCGTCTGCTTGTTCAGATTAAACATGTTTTCTACAGTCTTTTTCATCGCTGAAACCATGCTCTTGATAGCAGAACCAGCACTTCTTAATGCGGAACCCATATTCTTCACAACCATACCTACACGGGCAGCAGCTTTCTGCAAATTCTGCATTACCTGCACAAGTCGGCTATTTTTCTGCCGGTATTCCTCAACCTTATTCTTCAGTTTATTGTATGAAGAGTACAGCCTTCCATTTATGTGCTCCAGCTTCTGCGATTCCACATTGTACTTCTCAGCTGTGCTTTTATACGCATCTGTCGATGTAGGATCCACATAGGCCCTTCCGGTCGTCTGCATCTCTTTTTGTTTTCGCTGTAGCCTGTCAATATCCGCCCAGATATCGTCCATCTGTTTGTCAAGTTCCTGAAGCGGCGCAGAGTCTATTGAAAAGCCCATATCAAGCCATTCACGCTGTTTTGTCTCAACCTTTTCAAACTCATCTTCCAGAGCTTTTATATCGTCTTTGAGCTTTTTATATTCTTCTGTCTCGATTCTGACCTTGCTCAGTTCTTCGAGCTTTGATTTTAGCTCTGATACTTTACGTTCCTGCTTCTCGTAATTCTGATACAGACCCGTTATCGCTGTTATCTGCCTCTGGAAAGAACTTTTTGCTGAATCACCCATCTTCGATACCTGTGCGGATATTCTGGTCATTCCAGCCTTTACAGCATTCAGTCCTTTCGACACACCGCCGGTATCTATTCTGGTATCAATGATAATTGAACCATCTGCCATGTTATATCTGCCTCCAAACTATTTGAGGTTCGGGCACTGAATCCTGTTTCCAATGCCGTTATATACTCAGGACCATCCCGTTACCAGGACAGCCCTGTTATATGTATTTACGCTTTGCTTTCTTCTTTCGTATATTTAGCGATATATTTTCTCACCCGCTCCTGCTGCGCCTTCTCTCTCGCCTCAAGCTCTTTCTCAATAATTCCACCAATTACAGTGATAATCTGCTCTGCAAAGGTCTCTCCGCTTTCCAGGACTGTAAATGGGCTGGTAATTTTGAAAAACTTCTCTGACACAGGAGCTCCAAATAACAGATCTATCTTTTCTCCAGCCTCCTTTTCCAACTCCGGGAGGATCTCTTCAAAATCTTTGCCTTTAATTCTGTCATTGATTCCTGCAAAGAAAGCCGCTGCCTCTTTGTATCTTTTTAAAATACCAGCATCCGACGGAATAAATCGAAATACTCCCAAATCATTTCCGTCCTGATCTGCAATCTGATATGTTTTCGCACCAGTCTGAACTACTACTTTCTCCATTAAATCTTATCCTCGCTTTCCTGTTTTTCTGTTTCCAGCTGTCCTTCCAGTTCATTAAGCTCCCTAATCCCATCCATGCATTCTGTGACCTTATCTGCTGTAGCTCTCATTGAATTGCGTACCTCATCACTTTGAACGAAATCCGCATAAAGCTCTCCGATATGTCCAGCCGCATTAGCTAGAGAACTAAATACCCCCTTCTGCAACCTCATTCTTTCCGTGTATAAACGTCTCTGATCTGAAACCTGTTTCTTTCTTCCCATGTCACTTACCTCCATTCTGTCTGTCATAAATCGCTGCCAGCTCACACACAATCACAAATAACAAAAGACCAATAACTACCACCAAAATCACCTCCGTAACAATGAAATATTACCTGTTATATATATTTTACCATCAAACCTGACCACAGTTGTGGTACATGTTTACCACAGTTTGCACCATTTTCCATATCGTGATATGATCTTTAATGGCAATAATCCCATATTATTACTTTTTTATACTGGCAACCGGATTATTTCTTTTGGCTTTGTTTTCCAGATCTTTTGCTACTGCTAAAAGAAGGTCCTCACACAACCGGGAATGATGATGATTCTTCCGTAATACTTCTATCTCTTTCACCACTCCCTGCCAGTATACATCGTCTTCAGGTCTGCCCGGAGGATACAGCTTTTTGTATAACCTCCAGCAGTCCGTGAAGATGTCATATATCTGTTTTAATTCTTCTTTATCGTTCACTGGTTACTCCTCCGGCATGATATAGACTCTTTCTTTATCTTCATTCTTTTTTAACATATCCTCTGCAATTTCCTTTGCACGTTCCTCATTTTTATATGTGCCCATAACTTTAAAAGAATTTGACACAAATCCTCCATACACGATCGCTGCTTTTATCTGAGCATCGTCATAAGGTGCAAGTAATATTTGTATTCTTCCGGAATTAAAATCAGTAACCTCGCTTAAATTCTGCATTAAAATTTTCATGTTCATTATCCTTTCCGGGGGTAAGCCGCCTATAAAATCCATTACAAAATCCAACTACAGACTACAACTACAATCGTTCCAAAAAGTTTAAAGTTTTCTTTATATACCCTTATATCCCTATATTATTATCTTTTATATATTTCTTTTTATAGGATGTAGTATTTGTAGAATATGTAGAAACACTTGTAAATACTGAGTTTAAGCGAACTACATTCATTCTACAAACTTCACTACAATCCATAAAAACAACCGCAAAATTACTTAATCAAACGGAAGTTCCATTTGTTCTTGCTCTGAAACAACAACAAACTCAGAATTTTCAGATTCCTCTTCTGTAGTTTTCATTGCTATTTTTCTGAAGCCTCGTTGTTGTCCATATCCATCAAATTTACGTGGGGTTTTAAGCCTTTCCCATCCCGGTATTTTAGCAACGATATTATTTATTTCTGATGCCTGCCAATTTTTTGGTGGTATGGTTTCCTTTAATGCTTCGAACCATATTTCTCTAGCACATACCTGTGTTTTACCTTCCAGGTATTCCTGAATAATCCCCCGCTTGCCATCATCCGCCATATTCGCCTCTTGAAGCTCTTTAGCCTGCTGCATACAGTTTTCCGGAAGTATCAACTGCGGATCTTCGTTTTTCCAAATATGTACTGCTTCCGCCCATGCCTGTTTTATATCGTCCATAGCTTCTGGTATAAAAAGGCTCTTAAATGGTTTTGTAACGCCTGTGTGAATAATAAGAAAACGCCTGTTTCCTGTTTCATCCTGCAAGAAATCATCTTTATTAGTTGTCCCGGCGAATACACACTGCCTGTAAAATGTATCAGCCCTACGCTCATAAGGGATTCTGTATTTGTCCTGTGTGGCTGTCAGGAATCGCTTTACACTCTCCACACCGCCCGCCGTCCTTGCCAATGATTTAAGCTCTGCCAGCTCAATAATCCATGATCCAGTAAGGGACTGCACCGCCTTGTCTGAATCTAAACTATCCAAGGAATCATTAAACCAAGAATCATCCAAAGCCATCAATTTCAGAAATGTACTCTTGCCAATGCCCTGCGAACCCTGTAATATGATTGTATAATCAAATTTGCTTCCGGGCTTATACACTCTTGAAACAGCTCCTAGCATCCATAAGCGCATTACCTGGTATGTATAATCAGAATCCTCTGCTCCAAGATATTCCGGCAGCAGGCTTCTTATATGCTCTTTTCCATCCCATGTAAGGGAATCCAGTAATTCTCTTACTGGGTGGAATTTATTCCGCATAGAAACATTTTTCAATGCATCTGCAAAGTCCTGTCGGCTTTTAAGCCCATAATCAGCCTGTATCAGTGAAAATAAAGCTGAATCATCATGACTGCTCCATGCTCTGCAATTATTCTCATTTTCCCATGGTACGCTACCATATAGATAAGGTTGTTGTGCAAACTCATTAAGGCGGATTTTTCCGGCGAAACGACTGTCTTTATCCATAACGACTTCAAAATTATGTACAAGCTGTTTTACGCTTTTTACATTTCCATCTTCATCATAGTTACAGTCGAGGAATTTAAAGACTAATGCCGGACCTCCGGCTACTTCGTCCTTGCTTTTTTGTATTACAGATCGTTTTTTGCCTGTATCCTGCTTCTGATTTTGCTGAACATCTGCACAAATCTTCTCTGTATCATCGACATTCCTTATTAAATTTTCAAATTCTTCAACAGTATGTCCTGCTTCAAAATAATCGGTTATATCTGCTTTTGGCGTATTTGGCATTGGAACAATTATTTTAATGCTCTTAACAGCACATTTTAAGTCTCTTACAACAGTAGACGCCAATTTCTTTCCCGGATCATCATTATCTGCCAAAACTATCACATCTGCGTCTTTACAAAGCTCGGATACATTTTTATTCCAATCATTTGCACCGCCACAAGAAAAAGCAGCGTATCCTTTTTTAACTAAAGTATTAACGTCCTTTTCCCCTTCTGGAATAAATACTGGTTCTTTTCTCTCCACAGCCCGCTTTATACTGGATATACTTCCGTATACTGCATTAAACGTTTTCTTGTTCTTTCCGTTTAAGCCATAAGCAAAACGCTCATTACTCAAGATTCCAAAAAGCATTTTCTTGCCTTCTAATCGTACTTTTGTATAAGCATAATCACCATTAATGGAAGCATAATTGTACACAGCCTCGATTTTTCTTTTTTCACGATTCTCTATGTACGCTCGCCATCTTTCCTTTGCCAATCCATCTCCGTAAAATAAATCTGACATTTTTAATCCTGCTGCAATAACAACTTCCTCAGTACTACATCCAGCATGACACTTAATCAATGCTCGATCATTACCATCTGTAAGTGTTAAACTAGCCTCTCTATCTGCATGTGCCGGACAAATGCATTGTGCCTTGCCTGTCCCGCGTTTCCTAACTTGAAAGTGTGATAAAATCCTTTCAAAAGTCAATTCTTATCACCTTCCAACTCTTCCAAAAGTTCTCTTGCACTCTCTAACACACGCAATGTATTTTCACCACGATTCTCAAGTGTACGAATAAACTTTCGGATTTCCATCGTGTCTCCTGCTGCAGGAAGATAATATCCTCCCGGCGGAGTGGTGCTAGATAATATGACCTTGCCAGCCTTGCGTTCTGCTTCGATCTGCTTCTGAAGCATTCGAACGCTAGAAAAATGGCATTTCACAGTAAGGTACTCCGGTGTCAGTGCATTTTCTTTACCCGGCAGCAGGTTTTCGTATACTCCCATAGAATCACCACCTTACTCAGAAATCTCATCCAGATATTTTCTGATCTTTGCTACATTCCATAAAACACGTCTCCCGACATAAATTTTGGCACCTGCTGATGCACCAATATCTACAGCAGTACTTCTTCCCACACCTAAAATTTCCTGAAGCCCATTCGTATTAACTGTCAAACAATTTTCATTATATGTACACTCTGTTGTTTTTCTCATAATACTCTCCTTTATTGTTCAATAATGTCCATTACATCAACACCAAGTGCTTTTGCAATACGTCCAACTGTACCAGGACGCGCGTTTTTTCCAGAAATCACATTATCTACCGTAGGCCTTGGCATTCCTGTAGTTTTTTGAAGATCAACCGTGTTCATACAATTTCTTGCCATTGCAATTTCTATTTTTTTCTTACTTATTTTCAT